TGGGCGTCGTGTGGGTAATTTTTGTGTAAAGGAGGCCGCAAATTGACCAACGAGACACCCGACCGCCTTGCTGGACCGACGCAACTCTACCGCCACTTCGACGCGGACCGCGCTTGCGCTTGCCGAAGAACAGGAGGCCACCCCATGACCGCCGAACCCATCGCCACCGCTTTCGTCGGCACTGCCAAGGCTCAGACCTTACACCGCGACTTCAACGCCCTTCGCCGCGCGATCCGAGCGCATGACACTTTCGCCACCGAAGAGGCGTGGGAGCGTTGCGAACGCTGGATAGGGTGCATCCAAACGGTACGCACCCCCACCACCCCACAGGAGGTGAAGTGATGCGAGAACCGTGCCCAGATTGTAGATGCCTAACTTCGAGCGCGCCCGATCCTTGCGATGAGTGCGCGTCAAGGCGTCGAAGGGAAGCCGCCAAGGCGCAGGCGATGCAGAAGCTCGACGGCAGGGCCGGACTGTCAGCAGACCGAGAAGCGATAGACGGCTATTCAGGCCCGGTTGTCGCTGGCGCTTCCGCCCCCACCACCACACAGGAGGACACCCCATGAGCACCAGAGACACCAGCAAGGAAGCCGCCCTCAAGCGTCTAGACAACCGAAAGGGCCTGACCGAGCATATCGACCGAGATGCTGTAGCGTCTTATGACGGGCCGGTCGTGGCAGGCACCAACAAGGAAGCACCGCAGCGCATTTGGGCACAAGACGCACAACCTGATGAGTGTGACTACACTGGAGGGGGGTGGTGGGATGACGAGTGCCGCAGCACAGAATACCCCAACATGGTCGAATACGTCCGCGCCGATCTGTTTGCAGCCCTCTCCGCCGAGCGTGACGCCCTCCAGGCCCGCAATAAGGAACTGGCGCTCGATGCCCTAGCGGCTCACGGTCAGGCATGTGACGCACACGAGGCACAACTCAAAGCCGAGGCCAAGCTGCATGAAGCGGAGGAGACGTTGGTTCGGATTGAAGACATCACCTCGCACAACATGGGCATGAACGCGAAAGAGGAAACCGTCGTTAATCGTGAAGCCCGCGACACCCTCGCCAAGATCAGGAGCAAGACCCCCAACGCAAAAGACCCCGACGCCTGTTAAGGACGCCGGGGCCTGTGATGAGGACAGAGACGATGAGAGACCCTGGAGAGCGCGTCATGGCGACGGCCATTCTTTGCCTGTTCGCCATGGCCTTTTTCGCTGGCGTACTGCTGTTCTAGTGGGCGCTCACGACGGAAATAGCGCCCGGGCGACGTTCGAGGCCATGTGCGCGATGCGGAACGCGATCAATGAACACATCCCGCTTCCTAGCTTGGAGAGTGATCTGCTGCGCGGGCCGGAAGACAGCGTTTTCTGTGAGATCGTCGCGTCTTCTGTTATCACCCACGTAAAAGCCCAAGAGAAGCGCATAGAAGCCCTTGAGGCGGAGAACGGGCGGCTAAGGTCGCGTGGGCCTCGGACCCTCTGCGCCCTGCCCCCGTCTAGACCGCGATCCAATGCGCGACCGTGAGGCAAGGTGAAGGTGCGTCATCGCGCATCTTCCAAGGGTGGAACCCGACGTATCCCACGCAGTGAATCCTCGCACATAGTGCGGAATCCGTCAACGACGCTCCAGCGGGTCAATCACCGCTCCCGTGCGCCCTCGCGATGCGCAAGCCGTCCATGTACGCCGCCGCGCGGTCGAAGTCGTAGAACACCGTCACACGTTCCCGCTCTGCGCGGTCCTCTTGCGGATCGATCACAAGCCACATCTCCGGCTGGTGCTCGCTTTCCAGGAAGGCTTTGTCTACCGGAAAGGCATCGTAAGCCTTGAACGAGCCAAGTTGAACAAGGTGCTGCACATGGCCGCTGGCAGGGTCCGTGTGTGCGCGATACTCGGAGATGTGGGTATGCCCGCCGATTGCAATGTCAGCGTCGGACTGCCGGAACGTCACGGCCCGCTTGATTGCGTGGGCGTTTGAGTATTGAGACCGCCCGTTGAATCCGTGCCGCGTCAGGACTTTGACATAATGTTCCCCGCATCGAATGATGAAGTGGCCTGCGGAGCGCCTGTATATTGCCCCGATTTCCTTATGCACCATGTCAATCGGATCATATGGGGCAGAGGTCCACAAGTCGTGGTTGCCGCAGACGCTGAACAGGAACGCCTTGCCGTGCTCTGACTTCATCAGGTGTTCAAAGATGGTCCAGCCCGCGTGGGGGTCGCTGCCCTCTTTGAAGAGGTGCGCCAGCGCCCGCAGCCAATTGTCGAACCAATCACCCACGTTCATTCCGAATACCCGGTCCTCAACGGAAAGCCGCTCGAAGGATCGGATGAACCGCTCAATATCTGAGCCGTGGTTGTCTAAGTGCGGGTCGCCGCCTGCCCAGAGAATGAAAGGCTCATCGCCAATGTCACGAAGCAACGCAGGCTTGCGCCAATCGAGGTTGTTCTGCTTCTTCTGGAAGCCTCGCACCATCTGCGATCGGGCGTCCATGAAGCTTTCAAACGAGGGGTCACTGACTTTGACTTGATATTCGTCCTTGGGAAGCTTGCCGTCAGCCTGGAGGCGTTTCAGGCGGTCCCTGTTGCGTTTGCGATTGGCATCCCCGCCACGTTTTCCCATCTCGCGAGAAGTGGCCGAAATGTTGCGCCCGGTGGAGCGCCAGACTGCGATGAACTCATCATCATCTACGGCAAACTTCGGCATCAGGTGGCCTCACCCGTTTGGTGTCGTGCCTTCATTGGTCCGTCTCCTTTTGGGCGCACTCGAAGGCAATGCCTGCATACGCCATGATATCCACGTAGGTGTCGGCTTTCGTGGGGGTGACTTGGGATCGGGCGAGCTTGGTGGCGATATGGAACAGGGCCACCTCGCGCGCCTTGATGTCACGATCTGTGATTGCATTGAAAATGTCGGCGATGCGCTGGTGCGTCTCCACCGGGTCGCCGTAGTCGGCCTGCCTGTCGCCTGTTGTTATCTCGATTGCTTCGTTGAGAAGGTCGTCGCGCTTCATATCGGCATGTCCTCTTGCATGGGCTTTGGGGCGGGCTTTGCTACGAAGAGGTCAGTCTGGCGGTGCGCTTCCTCGATGCGTCGGCACATGATCTCGAAGTAATCGGGGTCGCGCTCGATCCCGATGAACTTGCGGCCAAGGTTGACGCAGGCAACGCCCGTGCTTCCCGATCCCGCGAAAGGGTCGAGGATGGTCTCGGCGGTGGGGAGGAAGCCTAGGCACCACTCCATGAGGGTAACGGGCTTTTCGCACGGGTGGGACTTGTCCATTCCCTTTGGGCACTTGGTAAACTCGCGCAACGCCCCGTCTCTGGAGGTCCAAGCAAGCTCGCCATCAGAAAAATCGCCGCCCATTCTCTTCTGCCAGTAAAGCCAACCCATCTTGGCGGGGAGTAGGTCGGCAAAGTAGTTCCCGCCCCATATGATTTGCGCCGAGGATGCGTCGAGAATGGCCCCGAAAATCTTGGCCTCCGGGCGCACCCGGTCCCACCCTTTGGCGGCGTGTTTGGCGTATCCCTTTCGCCCGCGTGTCCGCTTGGCTCCGCCGTCCTCCCCAATCCCATACGGCGGGTCCGTTACGACGGCATCCACCGGGTCAAGCAGGGGCATTACCTCAAGACAATCGCCCAAAATCAAACGGCAATCGCCTATGCGTTCTTCGCGGATAATTCCGGTCATTCGTTGCGGCTCCGATGGTAGTTGAAGGAACGCTCGCAGTGGCGTGGGCCAAAGACGCGCCGCCAGACCGCCCAGAAAGTGGACGTGCGGTGCATGGCGTGGGCGCGGGCGCAGAGGGATTGTGACGGGCCGGGGAAGATCGCGTCGTGGATAATTCGCGACAGATCGGACACGAAAAGCATGGCGCGGTCCCGATTTATGGGGTAGAATGGGCGGATGAAACTCTACGGCCCGCATACACACGACACGATCATGCCATCACACTATGATGGATGGTTCACGGAAACCTTCGCGGACGCCTATGGCAGGGCGCGAAAGGGCGGCTGGCCTAACTTTTTGTGGAACGGCAGGCTATACCATACCCGCCGCGCAGACGACGCCTCACGGCACTAGGTGCGTCCAACCTTCACAAGCCAGCGCAAACACCGCGTAGCCTTCCTGTATCTCTGAAATGGTCTGCGCAGTGTCGGACCGCGACCGCGTGGGTAGGGACTGCCCCCATTGGCGGCACAGTTCCTCATTCGTCGCGGAACCCGGCTGAATCGTACTTGCGCAACTCGCTAGCAAGGTCACGCTCAACACGGCGACGTATATCATCGGCGTTTTCATAGTCCTCGTTCTCCGCTTCTGTGAGGGCGTCCTGTGCCGCGTCTCTGCGCTGGTGGGCGATGATACCCAGAATGCCGAGAAGGGCCGCCAGCCCCCCTGCCAGCCACCGTGCGGGGCGGGATGATAGGATTGCAGCCCACATCAGGTGGTCCACCCCCGGACCTTGGCGATCAGATACCAGATGCCCGCCACGCCGCCGGAAATGCCCGCCAAGAGCGCCGGATCGGTGCGGATAATCTCGACGGTCTCAGGGTCAAGCCATGCGCTGCCGAGCCACCCGGTCAATAGGTAGAGGGAGATGCGGACGAACGGGGCCGCAGCCGCCGCGACTTCTGAGGTTTTCATGGTCATTTCTCCGGGTCATAGACGAGCCGCAGCCCGTGGGAATAATCCTTGTAGGCCGCGCCGTGGGCCTCGCTGACGTTCTGCCAGACGCTGCCGTCTGCCTTGTGCCAGCCGTAGATGCGGACCTTGCCGGGGGTCGGGTCGCGCAGGATGTCCTTCTTGTGCCCCGCGATAAGCCCGCCGCGCTGGCGTAGCTGCGCCTCGACCATCTCGTCGTGCTTGCGGAATACCGGCAACGTGGTGTTCTCGCGCCCCCATGGGATCGGCTGCGCAATCAGCTTCACGTCAGCCGCCGCGTAGATGCTGTCCACCATTTCCTTCGTCGGCAGTTTCAGGCCGCGCGCTCGGGCAATCTCCATGGCGCGGGGATGGTCCACGGGCATACGAATGCCGTCCTCGACGTGGTAATCGGGCGTTACCCAGATCGTGCGGCCATCATGGGGCACTGGGACAAGGCCGCGCTTCTTGCTGTCGCCCCCGAAAAGGGCGCTCAGGAAGGCGATGATAGCCGATAGTAGGCCACCGGACGCGGAAGGTGCGCGTGGGGTCGTGGCGGGGCGCTCCGTGGCGCTGGACGCGACCGGCATTCCGCCCGCCACCAGGGCAGCATCAAACGCGCGGTAGTACCCGGCGATCAACGCCGCCTTGTCCTGCACGTTCACCGTGCGCCGTGCCGCAATCGCTTCCACTTCGGAGAGACCCGGCAGGCCGTCCTGATCCTCGTAATGCTCGATGCCGTGGCCGCGACCGTTCCACCGTCCATCGATCAGGCCAAGGATAAGCACACGGGCCGAAATGACCGGATCAAGCATGGCGTCTGGGTTTTTCACCAGGTCAACGCCAGCATCGGCGGAGCTGCGGCGGTAGTTGTCCAGCCACGTAAGCTGCACATGGCCCCGACCGTAGTAGACATGCCCATGCGGCGGCTGAGGCTGCGCATAGCGGGCAACGGAACTGCCGGGGCCGCGACGGCGAGCGAGGTTGTTCACCGCGCGACGTGCGCCCGCGTCAGTGGTCGCGAAACCTTCACGCACGGGAACCATCTTGCGCCCGGTCTCGTGGTAGGCCGTGGCAAGGGCATAGGCCAGCGTCGTGCGTTCGCCGTTGCCGACCTGCTCGAAGGCCTCCAGAATGCCGTTGATGCCATCCACCTGCCCTTGAGACAGGCTACTGCCGAACACGCCAGAGGAACGCGCACGAAGCGACGTGAAGAATGCGGCACGATCCATGGTCGGCCTCCTGTGTGTGGGGGTTATTCCGCAGGCAGCAGCGTGAACGCCGCGCTGGTGGTCCGGTCGCGCACCGGCTGGCCGTTGCAGATGTATTCAAGGTTCAGGTGCATCACCACGCGGCCCGGTCGTATGTCGGCGGGCATCTCGTAGGTCGGCGCAAGCGGGGTCAGCGAACTGCCGATCTGCCGCGCGGCAAGGCGCTCGGGACCGGGCGTCGGGATGTTCCGCTCGTCCGTGTAGATGGGAATGCTGCGCTGCAAGACGCACGGCTCCCCAAGGCTGGTGCGCTCGGCCTGGAAATGAAACCGCACCCGGTCGCCAACCCGTACAGGCTCGGCAACGTAGGTCAGACCGGGTGTTTCCCGAATGACGCGGTTCTCGCCGCGAAGCTCGCGCACGTCCTCTCGCAGCCGCGCCAGGTCGTCACGCAGCCTGTCCTGCCGCGTCCTAATATCTTCCTGGAATGCATAGAGGTCGTCGAAAAACCCGCGCACGGGGCCGTAAGTGATAGACCACGCCGCCCACCCGGTTGCAACGATTGTTGCCACCGCGCCGACCAGCTTGGAAACCTCGATTAGACGCCCGCGCCATGTGGTCGGGAACTGGTCGTCTGTCATGGGTCGATCACCCCACCAATGGTCAACAAGGTGATTTCAGCAGTCGTCACGGAAAGCCCCCCGCCGCTTCTCGTGACAGATATTTCAATGGCATCGTATTCGCCGCTCAGGTCAATTTCCTCCACGACGTTTATCGTTGACGGCTCGTCGCCGGTTCCGCTGGTGCTAACGAACGTGGTGTAAGAACCCCATGTTGCGCCGCCATCCGTACTCGCTCGATATCGGACGGACCCCGTGCTAGACGATGCGCCCTGCCCGGTAGCGTTAAGAGTACCGAGCGCAAGAAACCTCTGCTCACGTGACAAGTTGGTAAATTCTTTTGTCTCGTTGTGAACTAAGGATCCTGTACTGCGAACCAGCAGGTTCACCCCCGCGCCCTGCACCTTTGGCGCGTCTTCTGAACCTTCCGCGATTGCCTTTGGGTTGTCCCGCAGCGCCGTGACAAGCTCCTGCGTAACCGGGCTGTCCTGATCTACATCGCCGTTGGCGATCTCTGTCCAAGTTGTCATGCAATTCTCCCGCAGGCGGTGCCGTCGCTCAACAGCCCGTCAGCATCGCCAATGTAGAGGTTCTTGAAGGGGGCAGACGCCGCGCCGGGGTAATCCGCCGTGCCGTTTGCCATGATGTAGTGAATTTTGCCGTAGAGCGTGGTGTCCTCGGCCACGTACTCCACAACCTCACCCGGCACCTTTTCCTCGGCGCTGGTGATGGTCCATTGCCGCACCCGCCTGTCGCCGAACTCGTCAACGTCAAGGTGATGCGAGATGTAGACGCTATCCCCCACCCAATAGCCCCGATCTTTCGCGTCCATGCGGAAGGTCAGTTGTGAAGGGGTGTCAACGTAGCGCGTGATGATGCTGGACGCCGTGGTCTGCGCCAGCACGTCGCTATCCAGCCAGTTAGCGTAAATCTTGCGGATGGACGGCTCCCCGTAGAGGTCGTCGTCTTCACTCTCCAGGTTCGCCACCACGAAGGTGCTTTCGTAGCTTTTCACGTCCGAGGCGCTAAGGGTGGGGTCTTTCAGATCGTAGTGCACCCAGACTTGGCTTGCCCGCTCGCGCGGCTTCTCCACCAGCTTGAACGAACCCTCTAGGATGTTGGCTTCGTCCGTCAGCGTGTCCGGCTCGTCGTCAATGCCCCGGATCGCCTTCATCTTCACCAGCGCGTCCCGCTCATCCCACCAGAGGTAGAACATGCACTGGACCTGCAATTCAGACGCCAGCGCAGCCACCGATTGCGGCTCGGTAATCAGGTGGTCCAGCTTGTAGAACGTCTTGTAGAGACCGACTTCCTCGGCCCACCCTGCGGTGTCCAGCCAAGAGGCAGAGATGCCGCCGTAGTCCTCCAGAAGCGTTTGCAGGATCGTATCAACCGTGGCGTCGGTGAAGCGGAGGCACTGCTGAATGCCCGCGTCCACATCGTGGCTGTCTGCAATCGTGTCGTCGGTGCCGCGCGTTACCCCGGTGAAGGTCACGCCGTTGGTGGTCAGGCTGCGGCCCGTGTAGGTCATCACCTCATCACCGATCCGCAGCGTTCCGGTGGCGTCGTAATCTGCCTCAACCGCCCCCGCCGCCGTGAAGGTGGTGTCGCTGTCGTCGATGGCTTCATAGAGGACGCCGGGGGATGCCAGCGGGGCCTGCGCCTTGCGTTCCTCGATCCGGGCTAGCACGTCCTTGCCTTGAATGGTGACGCCGCCGCCGCTCACCGGCCCGTTGATGGATTGCAGGAAGTACGTGCGAACCCGCATTTCCGGCAGGGTCTGCCCCGCGTATCCCTCGTAGACCTTGATAACGACGTTCTGGCGGTACTTGTTGCGCACCATCCAGCGCGACCAGAAGGTGCCCCGGTCGCGGCCTAGTGGGTTCCAGGAGCGACCGTCAACGTAGGGGTCCACCACGCGGTCGGTGTGGGCGTGGTCCTTGAAGCGGATGTTGCAGAGCGCCCGGTTTCCCAAGCCCTGAGCGTCGGGGTTGCTTGCCGCAAGGTTGATCTTGGTGGGGCTGGTCGAAACAGATTCCAGCGAGGGGATGATATACGGCACCCCCGGAACGCCCATGTCCGCGACCGTGCCGGTGGCAAAGTAGAGCGACAGCGCAGAGCCGCGCGAAAAGTTGGCCGTGTCCTGACAGGTTGCCCGCGTATTGTAGCACTTGGTATCCCCGGTTCCCGTTGCCGTGCAGGGAGAGGTGCCGAAGGTGTGTTCACAGAACGGCTGCTGGATTTCCACGATCTGCACAGGCTCGCGCCCGGAAAGCCGCTCGTAGAACCCCGGGACTGCAATAGACAGATCGTAGCCCGTCAGGGAGTAGCTGCCGGTTTCGAGATTGACCGCCAGCCCCTCGATGGTGGCCGGGTCGTATCCGGTGACGGTGTAGCTGCCTGCGTCCAGCGCGATAGACTGCGCAAAGGCAATGCTGATCTCGCCACCCGAAAGCGCAAACGCGCCCGCGTCTAGGTCAACCGGGGTGGAAGGAGCGATGCCAAGGGGAAGACCGGACAGCGCGTAGCTATCCGCCGACAAGTTTACGTTGATCGCAAGGGTTAGTGCAAGGTCATTTCCGGTGACGCTATATGTGCCTGCGTCGAGGGCGATAGCCGTTCCCGCGATGACCGTGGCGTCGCTGCCCGTGACCGCGTAGCTGCCCGCCCCAAGCGCAACCTGCTGCGTGGTGTTCGCCGCCGCATCATGGCCGGAAACCGAGAACGCCCCCGCCGCAAGGCTAACGACTGTCGCCACCGTGACGCCAAGCGCCTGCCCGGTGGTCTCGTAGCTGCCTGCGTCAAGGTCAACAGAGGTGACGGCCCCGCCAGCACCAGAGCCAGCGAGGGGCGCACCCCCGAGGGGGAAATTGCCTAGCATTCAGATGTTCCCTACGGCCAGTGCTTGTCGTCTGCGTAGTCGGCGGGGATGGGGTCCATAGCGAGAAGCAGATTTCGCGCTCGCATGATCGCCCCAGACGTGGCAGCGAAGGCATTGGAAAGTTGCAGCACCTTGTCAGCCAGGGCCATGACGGCGGCTTGATCGTTTCCGGCCAGCGCGCGCAGCATCGGCGCGGGGGCGTTGGGGTCCGCTTGCAGCGCGTTGGCCTCCCCGATCTGCACCGGCCACGTTTCTCGCTCGGTGCGGTCATATGCCGATGCCATAGCCTCTAAGCGGCGCGACGCCTCCGCGACGACGGAAGCAAGAATGCGGGCGCGGGCCTCAGCTCTTTCTGCCTTCACATCCTCAACGGTTTGGGGGTCCACACGTGTCTCCACGATGACCTTTTCGCCATCTACGAATTTAAGCTCCCGGATTCTATCCATTAGGAGAACTCCACAGGTGTTTTCTTCATGTAGATCTTCCCCGCGTCGATGTTCGTTGTCCCTGTGGAGCTGGTCGCGAAGCGGGCGCTTTTCACTTTGAGGTCGGAGGCCGCGTCCATCTGGTGGTAAGGGGTTGTCCCGCTACTATTTGGCGACAGAACCAGCCTCCTAGTCCTTGCTTGGCGGGCAGCCGGAATGCGCATCTCACCGTCATAAAAAGATGACCTGTCTGCCCCTGCGATCCAGTCTACCGTTGAAGATGTGCTGTCGTTCGAGAAGGTCAGTCGGAAAGTAAGGTCTCTAGAATTAGAGTTGGAATGTGAAACGCCCACAGCCTCAAAGCTATAATCATAGCCATCCTCAAACTCAGGAGAACTAATCGCGGAAACTGAGCCGTCTATGTTGTGATCGTAAATCAAAGTCACGGTTGCCCCCTCAACATCCGCCGCCACAGCCGCAATAAACACCTCTGCCGATCCGCTTAGGTTAATCGCCGCATCAGCGTTGCTGGACTCGTCCACAGAGCGCGCAAGCGTGGTGCCGCTGGCGGTATAGGTGCCCTCCCCGATCTCCCACGCGCTGCCGTCCTCGATCACGTAGCGGACAACATCGCCGTCGGTCACGCCTGCGTCGGCAAAGGACTGATACCCGTCAACCGCAGAGCCGAGCGTGATTGTCCCGGTGCCCGTGGTGGCGGTGCCCATCCGGGCGCGGTTCTTGAGGACCGCCATTTAGGCCACCGTGAAGATGCCAGAGGCGTTGACCGTGATTGCCGCGCTGTCACCGTCCGCAAGCGAGATCGTGCTGCCGTGGTCCCAGACGCAGACAAGCGGATCGCCCGCCAGGGTGTCATCGAACAGGTAGATGTAGCGGAAATCGGCAATCGCGCCGCCCGATGCGGTGATAGTGAAATCGCCCGCATCAAACGTCAGGGTTCCCGATGCCTCGGAAGACGTCACGCTTTCAAGCGTCCGGTCGGTCGTCAGGTCGTCGGAATAGTTGGTGTACGCAATCTGGGTCACGTTCGCCAAGACGCCATTGCCCGAGGAGGTCGGGTTGCTGGACTCCGAGCCGGGGGCCGTGTTGGACAGCGCCACCTTGAAGGTGTCAGAGCCGAGGTTTGCGCCCTCGACCATGTATTCTACCCAGTCGTTGCATTTCGTAAATGTCGCCATTGCAGTGATCCTTTAGTCGTAACCGCGCGCGGTGATGTTGAGGGAAACGGACATGAGGTCGCGAATGCCCATGTTTTCGGGAACGGGGGTCTCGGATGTTTGGGCAAGCGCCACGTCGTTGAAGGTGTCGGGACGCCACGCGATGAAGAACGTGCTGTCCTCAATCGCCTTCTGGAAATCCAACCAGTTGGCCCGCACCCAAGTCGCTGTGAGGTGCTGCCAGGAATACGACGTGCTAAGATACGTCCGTTGCTTGGACCGACCCAGAAACTCGCCGCTCTCCGATTGGTTCGACCGCATCTGCGTTACACGGGAGAAGATCACCGGGGCGTGGCCTCCGTAGATCGGGCGCGGCATCTGCATGGCCTTACCGAACTTGATCACGCCAATCTCGGGCGCGGTGCCGTTGGTCACTTGAATGCGCCACCGCTGCCGGGTCTGCGGCGCAAAAATCACCATGATCGGCTCGTCGGTGATTATTCCTGTTGCCGTGATTAGCCCGGTCCAGCTTGAGCCGTTCCAATACTGCACCTGCAACGTGTTGCCGTTGGTGCCCATAGTGTGCGCGCCAATCACGCAATAGTCGCATTCGGCGTCGGTGCCGTGGTCGTATTCCCAGGTTGCCGGGAGCGCGTCTGGCTTCCACTTCTCGTAGGTCAGGCCGTTGGTGGGGCCTTCATCGAAGTACCCCGTAGCCGTGCCGGAGGCCGTGACCGTGCCGCCCGATAGCCAGTTGTTTGCGTGGGCAATGCGGGCGTGGGTTAGCGGCTCGTCACCGCTTGGCAGGGAGTAGCTGGTTTGCAGAATAATCATTACACCAGCCTCACAATCGCGCCATCTTCCACGGCTTCGTTAATCCCGTTGATTAGCTGAATGACCGACTCCCGGCTGAACACGTCGCCATGGAGTTGCAGGGCCACGTTGCGGGAAACCTGCGGTGCCGCGTTGCTGTTGGCCGAGACCGTCGAACCACCGCCGCCCGACATGCTGCTACTGCCTTTGCCCGCGCTTTTCATCTGCGCAATCATCGCGCCCGTGCGGGCCACAGAAGCCGCCGTGTAGAGCGCAGCCACCGGGGGGCCACCTTGGGCCATACCCTGCCGCCACGCCGCCACAGCCGCGCTGTAGCCGTCGATGACCGCCTCTGCGATGCGAAGGCCCCGGATGATGCCGAGGTTACGATTGCCGCCTGCCTCAAGGATGGTGGCAAGGCTTCCCATCATGTCGCCAGCCATCGCAAGGCGCTCCTGTCGGGAACGTTCCTCGATCTCGCGCAACTGCCGCGCGTGGTCTTCCGTCACCCGGCGTTGCGTCTCGTTGTATTCCTCGTCAATAGCCCCGCCTGCCTCGCGGTACTCGCGAAGCATCTCCAAGCGG